AGACGAAACGGAGGGAAGATTAGCGCCACCGAAGACTGTGAGATTAGACATTACTGTTTCTCCTTAGACGAGTTTACCAAGAGCGGCGGACAACTGTGCGCCGATCTGCAACACCGCTGGGCGAGGATCATCCTCTGACGCCAACGTGTTACCTGATGAGACAGCGACGACATGATCCGCAGGCAGCGCGAGCTTGTGCTTCTTCAACACCTTCTCGGCTTGTGCAGGACTCAGCAACTTCGTCTCTGTCAATTCCTTTACATCGAGCCCCAGATCGCACATGGCGTCAAGAGCCTTTCCTTCATCCATCCACTGGCGCATGGCGCGCTTGGGGACAAGTTTGTAGCCGGGCACCGGCAGGCCAGCCTCTAGCGTCTGCATCGCCAGCGCCCGCACCTCTTTGATCCAACCTTCCAACTGGTCCGCCATCTTGAGGTGGTCCGACACGCTGGCGACATCGACGCCCTTCAGCGCGGAGACCAGCGCCCGGTCAGCAGCGCCGGTCATGATGGGGCACACCGCCTTGGCGGCGCACCAGCGACACCAGTCACCTTGCGCCAGCGGCGCGTCAGGACGCTGGGCGACCTTCACCGCCTGCATCAGTTCCTTCTCAAACAGTTGGATGCGGCGCGGCGTCGTCTCCCAACGCTTGACGTAGGGCGGCTGCACGATGACCAACTCGACCTTGGTCGCGCCTTCAAACGCCCACTGCGCGGCGGGGGTCCGCATAGCCGCAGCGGCGTAGAACATAAGCTGTGGATTCTCTTCAACATCAACGGCCACGCCATCGCCAAACTTCCAATCGACAATGTAAGCCGTGTCGCCAATGCGGCCCACGATGTCTGACGATCCGAACACGCCGGGCAGCAAATCGCCAAACCCGACGACCACTTCGGTCTCAAACTCCATCTGCCTGTCGGGGTCGATCTCGTTCAGCGCCGCCAGCGCGGGCAACAGCTTGTTGTCAATCAGATCCTGATCGAGCGTCACGTCCGCATGGACCGCGCCGAGGAAATCCTGTGCGGTGGCCTTGCCGTCCAGCACGTCAGCGATGACGTTATGGAGCAGGGTGCCGGTGTCGGCGTAGACGCTGGAGGGCTTGGGCGGCATCTGGGCGACGAGCGCCACGGAGCCAGGGCAGTTGATGACGCGCTTGGCGGTGGACCCGCCGACGATGTTGGAATGTTGAGCCATTAGATTACCTCAGTGGACTGTTGACTGACGGACACTAGACTTTCTTTTACGAACATGCAATACATTTTTTTATGAAAGAAAGCGAGATCGAACGATATTTCGTGTGGGCTGTCGCGCTGCGACAAGGACTCACTTACAAGTTTCAGTCGCCCACGCAACGCGGGGTGGCGGATCGGATCGCGTGTATGCCCAACGGTGAGACGTGGTTTGTAGAACTCAAGACGAAGGGCGGGCGTCTTGCACCGCTCCAGAAGATTTTTGCTGCGGACATGCGGCGGCTGGGGCAGCAATACGCTTGCCTTTGGTCCAAAGAAGGGGTGGATGAATGGGCCTCACGTTACGACCTTACCAAGAAGAAGCCGCCGATTTCCTGTTCGAACGAGACCGCGCAATGATCCTTGCGCCTGTGGGCGCAGGCAAGACGGCCATCACGCTGACGGCCATGACTGAGCTAATTGCAGAGGGGCACGTCAAGCGGTGGCTGGTGCTGGCCCCCAAGCGCGTCTGCACGGACGTGTGGCCGGTCGAACAACCGAAGTGGGCTCCAGATTTCGAGATCGCCGTCGCCACCGGGACGCCAGCGCAACGTCAAGCGGCGTTTGACAGCGCCGCGCCTATCGTCGTGACGAACTACGACAACATCCAATCGCTGCCGGATCTGTCGGGCTTTGACGGCGTCGTCTTTGACGAGCTGACGCGGCTCAAGAACCCCAGCGGCAAACGTTTCAAGGCGCTGCTAGCGCACCTCGACAAGATCCCGTTTCGGTGGGGCTTGACCGGCTCGTTCACGTCCAACGGGCTTGAGGACGTGTTCGGCCAGTGCAAGGTGATCGACCAGACGCTGTTGGGCCGCGCCAAGGGCGCGTTCCTCCAAAAGTACTTTGTGTGCGTCAACCGCGACTTCGGCGACTGGCAACCGCGCAAGGGCGCGCTGGAGCAGGTCATGGACACCATCCGCCCGGCAACATTCGTGCTGGAGCCAGGCGAGTACAGCGACAAACTGCCGCAGCTACATGTTGTGGAAATGCGCTGCGACATGGCCGACCGCAAACCCTACGAGAAAATGAAGCGCGACTTCGTGCTGGAGTATGGCGAGGACCGGATCATCGCGGCGAACGCCGCCGCCGTGACGAACAAGCTTCAGCAGATGGCGTCTGGGTTTGTCTACGACAATAAAATAGAAGCATCACAGGAAAAGGGGAAGTTTCACATGAAACAGAAGGTCATTTGGTTCTCGACGCACAAGTTTGAACTAATCGAGGAAGTCCTAAACGAGAACCAGCGCGCCAACACGATCATCGTCTACAACTACAAAGAAGAACTGGCCGAATTGAAGCGCCGCTACCCCACCGCGCGCACGATTGACGATTTCAACGCCATCCAGCGGTGGAACGCGGGCGAGATTGAGCTGCTGCTGATCCACCCCAAGTCCGCCGGGCACGGCCTCAACCTTCAGTTCGGCGGTTGCAAGATCATCTTCTTGTCCATGCCGTGGTCGCTGGAGCTGTTTGAACAGACGGTAGGGCGGCTGCACCGTAGCGGACAGACAAAGGATGTCTGGTGCTATTTGCTGATCTGTAATAAAACAATAGACGAACGGATCTGGATCGCGCTTCAGGACAAGCGGGCGATCTCAAATATAGCACTTGAGGAACTGAAGGCATGAACTGGCGCGAGATCAACAAGGTGTTGCCTGATCTGGACGAGAACACCATCAAGAAGATGCTGGACGAGGAGCGCGTGGGCGAGCAGCGGCAGTCGGTGCTGATCCGCCTGCACCAACGCTACACGATGCTACGGGCAGCGCGGGAACGGACAGAGATTCTCGGCGACATCGAGTTCCCCAAGGTAATGGCGCTCACTTAGCGCACCAGCCTTCGCGGCGGGCGTTGTTCTGCTTGACCTCGATGATGGTCGCCGTGGTGTCCTTGGACGACCACGACACGTCCTTCCAGACGGTGCAGACCGCGCCGTTAGTCTCGACGGTGCTGGTCAGGGTCACGCACCCGGTCAGGGGAAGTGTTAACAGCATCGCCAAAACGAATCGCATTGCCTGTCCTCCGTAGCACGTCCGCAGTCGCGGCGGCTTCAACCTCGGCCACTGCGTCCCTGCGAATCTTGTAGTAGACGCCGCTCAAGACGGCTATGGCAATGGCCGCCATGACGGCGTAACGCCCCAGTGGCGTGAACAGCAGGCTAAACACCGTGTTCGTCCATGTTCTTCTTGCGCCAGTACCAGATGGCAGCGCCTGCGCCAATGATCGCCACCATGATGACGAAATTTGTGTTGCTGAGTAGGCCCATGAATTGATCCGCCACGTCAGACGCATCTTTCGCCTGTGCAGCGATCTCCTTAGCGACACCCACGCTTCCGAGCCCTGCCGTGAGTAGCGCCGCGTTACCTTGCTTGCTGTCCGCCATTGTTCGTACAGGAACAGGATCGGGATCGGTGCGCTGTTCCTGCTCTTCCACATGCTGGTCTGCGCTCCACCATGCGCCCGCCGCCTGGCGACGGCGTACAAGCCCCGGCAGCACCTTGCCGCCGCCCTTGGTCCATTTCATCAACTCGGCAGGCACCGCGTCGAGATCGCCGGAGTTTATCTTTTTCAGCATTGTCGAAGATTTGAGGTTGCCGACGCCCGCGTTGTAGGCGAAGTCCACCAGCACATCGAACTGGTTCTGGGTCAGTTTGACCTTGACGAGATCCATCACGGCGACTTCGTACTTGACGATGTCGCGCTTGAGGATGTCTTCGGCCTGCGCCTGCGTGATGGTCATGCCATCGTTGACCATAGGAGCGCCCGCCGCCGACGTGTGACCGTAGCCAATGGTGCAGACGTTGGCAGGGCAACGGTACGCCTTCAGCTTGCAACCTTCAAACTTCTTGAGAAGGGCGTCAAGACCGCCTTGGCTCATGTGCATGACTACTTCCCTTTTTCCAGCAAAGTGATGCGTTTGTCGAGCGCCGCAATTAGTTGCGCCATATCAAAGCGAATAGCGGCGCGGGCCTGCGCGGCATCCGCCACCATGTCCATACGGCTCTTTTCAATAGCCGCCATCGAACGTTCGCGGTCGAGCGTCATGGCGGCGCGAGCCAATGCACTCTCTCGATCTACCTTGCTGATTTGATCGCTTAAATGCTCGCGGATCTGCGCCATGTCGATGGTGGTGCCTTGGGGCGGGATGGCCTTGTTGTCGGCGTTGACGACGACAGCCACCTTGGACTTTAGTTGAATGATCTCGTTGTTGGCAGCAGAAAGCGCGCTCATGAGGTAGACAACGCAAGAGAACAGGATCGGGATGCCCGCGAAGGTGATCTTCTCGACCAACGCGCCCTTGCTGGCGCTCGCCGCCATCTCGATGGCGAACTTTTCCTGTTTTTCTTCTGTGGTGCTCATTTGTCCGCCTTTGCGTCCAGCTTGTCATAGATCCGCTTGAACATGTCTTCGATGTGGTCCATGCGCTTGTCTAGGTCAAACCGACTGACGTAGGATTTGGGCAGGTCTACCTCCAGTTCATGAAGGTCTGATCTCAGTTCCTTGACCGCGCCCCAGACTTCCCGCGCAAACCAGCCGCCAATGGC